TATACGAAATAGCTATGTTCCCGTCTTCTCTTAGAGTCACACTGACTTGAGAGATTACAGACTGCTTCATGCGCCGATGTCCACGATCTCACAGACACCGCCTGTACAGGCTAGTTCTTGCGATCCACTGGTCGTATCTCCTCGCTCAAACATCTGTAGCTCTGTCCAGTCAATGTCCGGTGGCATGGCCTCCAGAGCCTTTTCGTAGGCTACCTGATCGATGTCCTGATACGGGGCTTGCTTGTACGAGTGATCTGAGAAGGGCAGAAAGGAGATGCCTGAGAGGGCATCAAAGTTGTTCCAGCACCATGCGCCTACATCTAACCACTCATGCTCTTTGACGGAGATTGTAACAGATGGTTTATGTTCACAATAGTTCTCTGCAATCTTATGCCATAGTTCTAGCTGTTCGATAGCAGACATATCGTGACGACATACAGCGCCTTGTGGGCTTTTCATAGGAAATGAAAACACCGTAACACTTTCAGGTGCCGTAAAGTCTGGCTCATTTGGTATCTGTTTATCTTTCATAAATACCGTAAGAGGGTCTTTGTTATCGCCACGTACCGTACGAATGTAGTACGGATTGTGCCTAGCGTGAATACCTGATGCAGCGTCTACAAGTTGTGACACTGTGCCTGACGGCTTAACACACGTAACGGCGGCACTTTGATTTATACCGATCTCTTCACAAAGCTTCTTGTTGGTCTTTACAGCTACGTTGCGTAGCTCTTGCAACGTACTATCACTAGCTTCGTATACAGTAGGACAGTCCATAATACCTGTAAGAGACACACCCAGCAGACGTTCTTCTTCTGTTGTATCTTTCCAACGCTTACGAAGATAATTAAAGTTAGTCAACGTAGCTTGAAACGTTCCAAGAATAGTAGCAAGGCGAACCTTCTCACGTAATGTATCTAGTGTATCGTCTGCACGACAGATTACCTCTGATAAATTACAGAATTGATATGGACGCAGTATAATCTCACAACATGGATTTGTACCAAAGTCTACATTGCCATCACGCCGCCCATTTGAGGCGGCTTTTTGCTGTGCGGATACACGATTAAAGATGCCACGCTCACCGCTTTTGCTTTCATACAAAGAAAGCCACTCTTTCATAAAAATACCAATATCCGGTTTCTCTGTGTAGCATACAGAGTTGTTAGCAAGCGCACGTTGCTGATTGTCTACCCACCACTCGCCGCTCTTTGCCATACGCATACGGTCATCGTTTAGGTTAGATAAAGATATAAGAGCGGACCTACGAACGCCACCTACAACGACTACCTGCCCTATCTTACACATGATGTCGTGGCATTCAATAGAGGTTAGCTTACGTCCCCGTGCCTTACAGAACGTTTGAATAACAAAATCAAACAATTCCTCAAGAGGCTCTGGACCAGATGCACGACCACCAAATGTTTTAAGACGTTCACCAGCGGGGCGCACCTTTGATGTGTCTATTTTAGGAATACGGTTTGTGTATAATAAAGAAATAAGATCACGTAACGCTCTGGCCCAACCCTCTTTGGAGTCAGCTACAGATATGGCATCCTCTGTGTGTTCAAAAGCTACGTCTGGAACAGTAGGAAGTTTTTCTGTATACTGTTCTTCTACACTGAACCCTACGCCTGTGCCGTTCATAAGAATGTACAACGCTTCGTCAAAGGACCGTGGAGAATCGATAGGAAGATATGAACAGTTGTATCCTGCAACGTGTTCACGCCTTAGTGCAGGACCAGCAGTCATTAATGCTCGCATGGAACCCAACACTTTTAAGTTTAGCATAGAGTTTCGTAAATCTGTATATGTCTTATTAGGAATACTGTAAGAATAGTTTTCAACAAGATGTTCTTTCATAAACATCATAAACCTATCTACAGTTTCTTCCCAAGTCTCTCGACGCTGTTCCTCATCAAGCCAACGTGAGTACCGAGACATATGTATAAATGCCTGATAGTTGGTTGGCAGCGTTACTTCATTAGATGTCATCTTCTATTTCTCCAATCAGCTTGTCAAGATACCACCGTGCTTTTTTTAAATCAACATCAGGATGGCCTTTATGTTTATAACGAATAAGGTACTTTAAAATATTACCTTTCAAATAACCTTTAAACTCTTCTTCTGTCATAGAGGCACATATAATATCAATTGCCTCTAAAGAGTTGGTATTGTAATGTTGTGGATGATTAATTTGGTCGTCCATTGGGCTTTTTCTTATACTCCATAAAATTTACAATTTTGTCAGTATCAGAGTTTTTTTGTAAGTCATCATAGTAGTTTTTCATAATCATGTCAACTCCTTCATCGAACACGTACGTAGGAGAATTTGCCATGATTGAGAACAAACCATTAGCTACAATAAATGACGTAGATTCTTTTTGTATATCTGAATCAGCAGTGTCTTCACTATCTGTTGTGTCGAATATCATTACCTTAAAGAAACCATGATTTTCAAAATCTTCTTTTGTTTCTGAGTCTTCAAGAACGATATACACTCTTCCTTTTTTTAAGTTTTTAGTTTCTTCTTCGAACTCGCTTTGATCCATTCTTTAGGTATCCTTTCCTCTGCAAATTGAAACCCATGTTCTTCGCACCAAGAGGCGTATGTCGTAGAAGACTTTCTATTTATCTTAGTAAACGGGTTCATAAAAATAAAACGTATGTCAACATCAGGATGCTGTTCTTTGATTAGTAAATGTTTTACTCTGTCTGATATGTTAAAAAAACCTTTTGTTTCGACAAATAAATCAAACTCTGGAAAATAAAAATCAGGAGTATAAGTTTTAATTTTAGGCTGATATCGAAACTTGTGTTTCTCGTATTCAAAGAGAACATTCCGTTGTTTTAAGTCAGACGCAAAACGCCTTTCAAACCTTGATTTATATTTGTATTCCGGTATGTCATTCATGTTGGATATATCCTTAAACAAGCTGCAAGACTTTTCCTAAAATATTTATAAGAACGTGGACAGAACTCTAGAAGTTTATCTTCTCTGCATTCATCTAAATCTGACTTTACTATAACAACTATTCTATTGTCACGTAATAACTTTTCTACAGAACCTATGTCTTCTTTTACTTTTATTCTGTTAGCATCGAATTCATCGTCTGTCCAGTAGGCTCCCCGCTCATCGCCGGGAGCCTTTTTGATACGCAGCCCTATGCCTCTTTTATGTCTGGACAAAAATACCGCGCCCTGACTTACTGGTTGTCTTTTATCATTATCTAGAAAGACATAGTGTACACCTTTATTGATGTCTACGTCTTGTGTAGATAATATCTGTTGCATTAATAACGGCATTAGACTAACTCGTTGTTATGTGACATTACTTCTCGAAGACGGTTGGTACTGCTGTCAAAAAATAGAGTACTGCACAATCCTGTCATACCGCTAAAACGATTCTTAATGACACGTACCTTTGTAGTGTTACGCTCTACAGGACAATCAGCTTGTCCATTACGTTCTAATCCTAGCACAAGATCACTCAATTGCCCGATGCTATGGGAGCCACGCAGATGATTGAGAGATAGCTCCTTGCCTTCCTCATGCGATCCGTCTGACACTCTACGTAGGTGCGTAGCTATAATCATACAGATACCTAACTCCTGCACCAATGTACGCAATTTAGTCATACATTCATCAATCGTACGTCTTTCATCAAACCCGTGTTCCTGTGAGCTAACAAGAATACTGATATGATCCAAAACGATGTACTTGCACTTCAGAACCTTTGCCATGTAGCGCATACGTCCGATAATATTTTGTATGGAGTTACTACCAAAGTGGTCAAAGAAGAAAATACGCCCACTACCTACAGTATCATCAAAGGCTTTGCGGTATTCTTCTTGTGTGTACTCTGTATCTGGTAGATGATAAGGCTTGCTGCCATGTATACCCATCAAAGCCTTTGCCGTAGTCTTTACGGACTCTTCAAGAAACATCAAGCCTATGTTCTCTTCTGTAGATGAAAACACATGATACACAAGCTCACGTAGGAATCCGCTCTTGCCTATGCCTGTACCAGCGCAGACTGTAATTAACTCACCCGGACGCATGCCATATGTGTATTTGTTCAGTCCAGCATAAGGATATGTTGCAATAGACTTCTCTGGACCTTTGTTAATCTCATCCCACAAGTCTGTGCCTGACACAATACCTTCTGGAGTGTGTGTCGTAGCGTTCCACCAGTCCTGTTTAAACTGTGCTACAGCACTCTTTTCAAGATATTCATTAGGGTCTTTGTATCGCATGTTTACG